CCCGAAGTCGGTGGAGAGTACGGAACCGTACTACTCAACTGGCGAACGTGACGACCGTATTCAGCAGGTGTACTATCAGGCTCTGGCCGAGTATTGGAGCGCCACTTCTGGCACCAATCCGGTATCTAGCCGCACCGGCGACAAGATGGTCGATCCCGACATGCTGTTCGCATGGACTTGGGATGCACGGCCTTGGCCTGTATTTCCGAGGTTCTTGGACGTGTGGTCGGACGGGGGGAACTACTCTGCGGGGCACTGGTTGCAAGGCAGGCAATGGATCGAAACGACCTGAACGACCGGCGAGCCGTATTCACCTTGATGGGCGAGTTGAGCGCGGATGTGAAGCACATTCTGTCCGCGCTCGACCGCAACCAGCGGGAGACGGAGAAGCTGAGAACTGATTTTCGAAACGAGACCGACGAAATTAAGGACCGGCTGACAAAGGTGGAGAAGTTTAATACGCGAGTAATCACGTATGCTAGCGTCGCACTTCCGATACTGACCGTGGCGATTAGTGGGGGCGAGGAACTTCTGTTCCGAGCGCTTATGTAAGGAGAGAAAGATGGCGAAAGGTGCAGCGAACGAGCAGACGCTCGGTAAACTGCACTCCCATCTCGCTCGCGTGTTCACGAGGGTGCTTGAAAAGTACGAACGTGGAATGGAGGCACTCGATGCACTCCCTCGCGACGAGGTTGAGAGTGAACTCCTTGAGGAACTGCTGAAGATCAGCGAGCCGAACCCGGCAATGCTGAGTGCTATCGCGAAGTTCCTGAAGGACAACGACATCGGTATGGACAGCGAAGCTGTGGAGGAACTCAACTCGACCCAGCGTCGTCTTGAGGAACGCCGCGCTGCGCGTAAGGCGGCGGGCCTGAACCTGTCCCTCGTACCGCATGTGGAGGCTTCGTAATGGCGAAGCGCGACCAGAGAGAGTTTAAGCCCGGTGAACGCTGGGCTGAACTCGACATGCTGAGAGCAGAATACCCGAACTTCAAGCCCTTCATCTTCGACGTGATGACCAGCCTGATGGGTTTCGAGTGCACAGACATCCAGCTTGACATCGCAGAGTTCTTGGAGTTCGGCCCGAAAGAGCGGATGATCCAAGCGCAGCGTGGTCAGGCCAAGACCACCATCACCGCTGCATACGCGGTGTGGCGGCTTATCCATGAGCCTTCAGCCCGTATCCTGATCGTATCTGCTGGCGGAACACAGGCCACCGAGATCGCGAATTGGGTCATCCAGATCATCCAGAACATGGACGAGTTGGAGTGCCTTCGACCTGACAGGTCTGCTGGCGACCGGGAGAGCGTGGAAGCCTACGATGTGCACCACGAACTCAAAGGCCCTGAGAAGTCGCCCAGCATTGCTTGCGTGGGCATCACGTCTAACATGCAGGGTAAGCGAGCAGACATCCTGATCGCAGACGACATCGAGAGCACGAAGAACAGCCAGACTGAGCACCAGCGTGAGCGCCTACGGCACTTGACTAAGGACTTCACGTCGATCTGTTCTCGTGGCGACATCATCTACCTCGGTACGCCGCAGAGCATCGACAGCATCTACAACGGGCTGTTCAGCCGTGGCTACACCATCCGCATCTGGCCGGGCCGCTACCCGACTGTGGCGGAAGAACCGAACTATGGTCAGTTCCTCGCACCGCTCATTCGGCGGCGCATGGACGATGACCCCTCGCTGCGAACTGGCGGTGGCCCGATGGGCGACCGTGGACAGGTCGTGGACCCGGTTCTACTCCCCGAGGAAACCCTGACGAAGAAGGAGATCGACCAAGGCGCGGCGTACTTCCAGCTTCAGCACATGCTGGACACTCGCCTATCGGACGCGGACAGGTTCCCATTGAAGCCTGAGAAGCTGGTGTTCATGCAGATCAGCGACCACAGCGCACCGCTCGAAATCTTCGTGCAGCGCAGCGACCGCACACTGCTGACGCTCCCGGCTGACTGGCCGGTGAACGATGCGTACTACCGGGCTGCTGAGTTCGGACGTGAACACGCCAGCTTCAACGGGTGCCATATGTACGTGGACCCTGCTGGCGGCGGGCAGAACGGGGACGAGACTGCGTATGCGGTCACGAAGTTCCTCGCAGGTCGCGTGTTCCTCGTGGCCAGCGGCGCAGTGCCCGGTGGGCTTGGAGAGGACAGTCTTGATGCCCTCACGGCTATTGCCGCTCGGTGGAAGCCGACCAAGATCGACGTGGAACGCAACTTCGGCAACGGCGCTTTCGCGCATGTCTGGCGACCCAACCTGCTGCGCGTGCACCGGGCTGAGATCGAGGACGTGTGGGAGAGTGGACAGAAAGAACTCCGCATCATCGACGTGCTTGAGCCTGTGATTGGCTCGGGCAGACTGGTGGTGGACGAGGGCCTGATCGAGAAGGATTGGGACGCCTGCAAGAGTTATCCACTAGAGAAGCGCGCCTCCTACAGCCTGTTCTACCAACTGTCGCGGATCACCCGTGACAGGGACAGCCTTCGGCATGATGACCGGATCGACGCCCTTGCGGGATCGGTGCGGCATTGGGTCGAGGCGCTGGCTCAGGACAGCATGAAGGTCGTGAACCAGACACGCAAGCGAGCGTGGGCTGAGCGCATGAAAAACCCGCTTGGAGATGGTCGCCCCCTCCCTGCGGCAACAATGGCGAAACTCGGACTTAACCGGCGTGCAGGAGCACTCGGGAAGGTTCGACGCAGACTTTGAAGGAGACTGCTATGTCTGAAGTGAAGAAAGAGGACGGCAAGGCCGTCGAGAAGGCCCCGGTCGAGAACAAGACCCAGGAGGTCAAGGTCGGCACGAACACGCTGACCATCCCGTGGCCGCAGGACCAGCAGGGGATGCTGACCTCGCTCAAGAAGGGCGGGATCGAGGCTGCGAAGCGCGTGAACGGTGACAATGAGAAGCTGAAGCGGCTCCTGACGGCCCTCAAGCTGATCGAGGCGCACGCCAAGGCGAAGTACGTGGCCGACGCGGAAGCCCGGGCGGCGGCGAAGGTGAACGCCATCTCGGCTCGCGCCCGTGTGCAGGAGAAGCTGGCTCGGCAGGCCGAGGCGAAAGCCGCGCAGTTCGAGGCGGCGGCTGCGGACATCCGCATCAAGGCCGGGATCGCTCCGAAGCAGGGGGACTGATCCATGCCCGCAAACGCCGAGTTCTACAACGCTGTGCGGCCCTTGTTCGGGGGCCGTCTCAACCAGCATCAAGTGGACGGCATGAAGCGGATCGTGGAGTACGGCGAGGAATGGGGTTACGACCCGAATGACCTCGCCTACATCCTCTCCACGGCCAAGCACGAGACCGGAGGGTGGATGACACCGATCCGCGAGGGTGCACATCGCTTTGGCCCAGACTACACCGACGCTTCTGCGAAGCGCGCTGTGGCCTCGATCCATGCCAAGGGCATCATCAGCACGAACTACGCCCTTCCGGCAGGCCCTTACGGTCAGTCGTACTACGGTCGTGGCCTCGTGCAGATCACATGGTATGACAACTACCAGAAGTTCGCTCGCATCCTCGGTGTTCCGCTGGATGAGAACCCCGATCTGGCCCTTGAGTGGGACCACGCACTTGACATCATGTTCCTCGGAATGAGAGATGGGGTGTTCACCGGCAAGAAGCTGAAGGAATACGACTTCCCGGCTCAGTTCAAGCAGGCCCGAGTGATCGTGAACGGTGACAGCCACAAGAAGTGGGGCGGAAACGAGCGGATTGACGACCGGCTGGCCCGATACGCCCGCACGTTCGCAGCGGCTCTCCGGGCCTCGCAGGAGGGCGTCTCGCCCGAGCCTACCGAGAATACCCCGACGCCCGTCAGGCCCGTCCAGCGCCCGGAAAACCGGCCCGCTGAGCCTGTCCCGGCACCTTCCCCGGCCCCGGCTCCCGAGGTCGGCCCTGAAACTCCCAGCAAGCCCAAGTCCACTGCCATCGAGCGTGGTTGGGAGTGGCTGTGGCCCTTCTAAGGAGGTCAGTATGGCCCTTCCTGCCGCACTACTGGCTGCGGGTCCGATAGCATCGGGCCTGTTCGGCCTCATCGACAAGCTGTTCACTTCCGACGACGAGCGCATGGCTGCAAAGCTGAAGGTGCTGGAACTCGAAAAGTCCGGTGAACTCGCTCAGATCGCAGTGAACGCCCAAGAAGCGCAGCACGCCAGCATATTCATCGCCGGTTGGCGTCCCTTCATCGGGTGGGTATGCGGTCTTGCGTTCACTTGGGCCTTCCTGCTCTACCCCATGCTCTCGTTCTTCGTGGTCGCCTCCGGGCTTCCCGTCGATCTCACCCTCGTTCCTGAACTCGATCTCGCTGCCATGATGCCCGTCCTGATGGGTATGCTTGGTCTCGGCGCGATGCGTAGCTGGGAGAAGCGCGAAGGTGTGGCCCGAGAGCGTCTTGACGCTGTAACCCCCGGTGGTGTTGATCGCCGGGCCAACTCAGGAGGCTCGTGATGAGTTATCCCACCGCTCCGAAGTACACCGGCGCTGTCCCCATCGCGGCTTATGACCCCACTCCGGGTGTTGCAGCTAACGTGGATGTGCGTTTCTCTTCCACTATTGGCTCATTCCGAGGTTTTGTCGTCGGAACAGTCGGGTCCGCTACCCCTCCAGAAATCGGCGTGTATACGCTTGACGGCTCCATCCTTGTCATCAAGGGTGTTCAGGCCGGTCTCGTGTATGATGTGCCCATCCGGGGTGTCTCCAGCACGTCTGCCGCGATGTATGACATCTGGGGTCTGAAGGGGTGATGCCCTGCGGGACTACATGGTTTTGACTGTGTAGTCCCACTCAGGGTGAAGTGAGTTGTAATTTTGCGGTACAATTTTTTGAGCGGGTATCTATACCAAGTCGCGCGTGAATTTCCCCCATGCCCGCCATGATACCACAGGGGGGGCCCTAGGTCAATACATCAAGTTATGTTTCAGTTCCCACAATGGGGATTGACTTGCTAGTCCGCGTGGTGTAACGCGTGCGCCCGCCTTTGCTAGTGCAGGGGGGGTTTGAAAGCTGGATTGATCGTGTGCATGGGTGCTATCTATCTGTTTTCATTCAATAATCTGACTTCCACACATATAGACAGAGGGGTTTAACGGTATCTGTCTTGGCCAGATTACCCTTGTTTATCAATAGCTTATAAGATTGTTGGTGAATCCCTGCTTCGCACGGCAATTTTATTCCTGTTTAATATCAATGGGTTATCATACCGGATCGTCTAACCTATTGAAAACCTTGTATAACTTTTCTCTTGCAATTCGTTTCGGCTTATGGCATAGTCAAATCATCGAAACGGACACACCCACAGGGAAAACGGTTCGAAGATAGCCCGACAAGTTAGGGCTTGACATAGCCTAGGCTTTATGCCATAGATAGGCCACTAACTAGCTTACTAGACTATGCGACTAGGCTACAGGGTTGTAGGGCCAGAGTGCTCCGCCTATTGCCAGCGTCCTAGGTCAACAGGAAGCGAAACTAGGGCTTGACAAGGAAACAAGACTAGGCTAGACAAGACAGCATAGACCGAAAGCAAGCGATAGCTGCCTAGGTCAAGACATAGCGGCTTCATAACTTGTGCCGCAAAGGTTCCTCACGGCATTAGAGTGTCGATAGAAACTAGCCTTGTGCCTCTGTAAGTCGCGGGCTATACCTTGAAGGGGATAGGGTGGCGTAAATCGTGCCTAAGACTTGGCACGCCACCAACCTGTTATCAAGACAGGGCCTAGCTTGTGGGCTATGGACATTGCTGACGCTCGTCCTGCGCTTATGCAATCTGAACGCTAGTCTTGACTTATCAGGGAAAGGTAACTGCATTATTGGGCGAACTGACAACTCGGCCTTTATGTGGTGAGCCTATAAATGCACTCCACGAATGGACACTTCATCGGACGGGTGAAGTGCATCTACAGGTTCACTGTGAACCTGAAGCCATTCAACATAGGAGAGCACAATGGCCGCTATCAGCTTCATGAAACTTGCCTCGGTCAATGACGAGGCTGGCATTACTGCCGCAATCAAGTCGCTGCACACTCGGGGCGACACTCTGCAACTCGACGTGCACCGGCTTCTGGTGGCCATCTGCACTCGCTGGGCTTCCTCGGGGGACATGCGCCCTGTCGCTGGGCACATCAACATGCTGCTCGACAAGGACAAGCTGGGCGGTCTGCGCAAGAACGCGATCCGTGAGTGGGTCGAGGTCTACATGGGCCTGAAGCCGGTCGAGGAAGGCGAGAACAAGGGCCAGTTCTACGTGCCGAAGCTGCTCGCCAGTGGTCAGCACTTGAACCTGAAGGAACTGGCGAACAATCGCTGGTGGGAATTCAAGCCCGAAGCGGAATACAAGCCGATTGACGACCCTCGCAAGCTGATCGCCTCGCTCATCGCCAAGATGGAGAAGGACGTGGGCAAGATGGGCGACGAGAGCAAGGTGACGCCCGAGATGATCGCTGGTCTCAAGGCTCTGAACCGGCCTGCGATCATGCACTGACCTACCTGCGGCCCGGCTTAACACCGGGCTGCACCCTTGTGAGCATGGTACCGCCCTACCTGCACGCGGCATAAGTCCACCTGTCTATACAGCAGGGCAGCACGCCTAACGGATTGACCATGCTCACTAGAGTGCAGCCAAGGAGAGAGTTATGAACAACACAAGCAATCGCTACCGCTGGGGTGCCTGCAATTCGCTGGGCACGCAACTGTGGAGCAAGACCTACGACGACTACGATGAGTGCTATGAGGACTATGTGCAGGCTATGACCGCGCTGCGGGACATCGGCACCAACCTCGCGCTCTACAAGTGGCGCGGCGTGTTCAACCTCGACCACGTTGCCCTGATGGTCGCGGCGTAAGATCACCTGTGTATTCAGCAGGGCATCCCGCCTGACGGATTGACCACGCTTCCCTTGTGTGCAACCAAGGAGAGACGCTATGAAAAACTTGAACACCTTCTACGTTGTCTGGGTTGTTGACGGACCTGTTATGATGACTGATCTTCAATACACGGATGAAGAAATGGCCGCAGTCAAAAATTGGACTCCCGATCATTTCGTTGAGCAGGCAAAAGATGTGGAAGAGATCGAACAAGATGCGGCATATGAACTTGTCGCAATCTTTTCTGGAAACATCGAGTTCGTATACTGAGCAAGAACACTCGCAATCGCTACCGCTGGCAAACGGATTACAGGGGATACACTATGTTTGACGGGCGCTACATCCTCCTCAAGTATATGCCTGTCAGCAAGTGTTGGCTTGCATGGGACACATGGACATGGAAGTGGGTTGACAGATGAAAACCCTCAAGAAGATTGCGACAGTGGGCTTGATGTCCGCTGTCGGCTGCATGGGCAGCATCACCCTGACTTGGATGATGCCTGTCGAAGTTCAACTGCTGGGCATGGCGATCACCTTCGTGTTCCTCGCCCGCGAGTTCTGGAAGGAGGACGGAAGTGTTCGATACTGCGAATACCGCGACCGCTTTGTTCGTGACAAGTGACAAGGCGGCCTGCGTGTGCAATCGTGCCATGCAGTCTGAACAGGTGCGCGAAGCGACCTATCACCGGCGCTACAGCCGTGGTGCACTCTTGGGCTACTGGATACTGCTCAAGTTCACCGATGGCACGCTGGGCGAGATGAGCGAGCGTCATGCAGCGGAGTTGGTGTGATGACCCATGCGATGACTGGTCGGCCATTCCGATCCCACGCCAGCGAAGCCTTGAGCCGGATGTTGCTGAACACTCCGCCGGGCTGGACACTATGCGGGATCACCGGACTGGTCGTCCTGCTCAACCCTCGGGTGGGCATCTTAGCCGCCTTCCTCGACTTCTCCGTCCGTGAGAAGCAACACTGCTACCTTGCTCTGCTACGGAGCATCGAGCGTTCAACAAAGGAGTGAAACATGACTGTCGTGACTGTGACTGTGAACCAGTGGCACATCAAGGCCAATGCCACAGAGGGCACGAACCTGCCGGTGATCTGCGTGAACCGCTACCAGTGGGTGGACGTGAGCCGTGGACCGTTCGGAGACCGGCTGACGCGAGTGTGGGGACCGAAGATCGGTGAGACCGAACACCACTACGACTACGATGTGCCTGCCGGGCACATGATCTACGATCCCGTCAACAAGACGCCCTGCGGGGCAAGCTGCTGGATGGAGTACGCGGAATACACCGCACCGAAGCAGTCCGACAACGCCATGAAGATGGCCATGGACCCGCCGTTGCCCACTCTGCGCCCTGTTCAGGGTGTGAATACCAGCAAGGAGAACTCCAATGCGTGAACAAGTCGAACTGACCTTCCTGATCGGATACGACCGGAAGGCCGAGAACGCGGAGCGTTTTCGCAATCGCGTCATCGAACTCGCCTGCAAGCTGTGCGGCGGGTGCGCCGTGATTCCGACCGAAGGGTACTGGATGAGCGACGGAGCGTCCCATGCCGAGACTTTCCGTGGCAAGCTGGAACGCGAGGACACGCTGCACATCAAGCTGTCCTGCGAACTGGCGAAGGAGACCCGCGTCTACGAGACGATGCGGAACTACATCAGCGCATGGGCAGACCTGTTCGGCATCGACACCACATGGGTGCATGTCCAGCGCACGACCTTCACGGGGATGCACTTCTCCACGAAGGACACAATGGCGGGCATGAGCCGCGCCACCTACCGCGACATCGTGTCTCCGGGCACGCGGTTCGCCCACGAATAAGGAGAGAGAACATGAACCGTTTCTTCGCCGCCTACTTCGGCAACCTCACCGCCATGCTGACCGTAGCGATCGTCTTCATCATCATCGGTTATGCCCGTGCGGAGGCTCAGGGTGTTCCCTGCGCGGAGACTGGCGTGATCGAGAAGCAACTCACCGAAGACTACGGTGAAACGCTACGGGACGAGCAGCCAGCGCCAGTACCGGGAGGCATTGCATACTTGTGGGCCAACGGTTCGACAGGCACCTACACGGTACTCATCAAGCCGCAGCCCGGCCTGACCTGCATGATCGACACTGGACAGTCGGACCGCCTGAAAGAGCAGGCAGCCTGAACGCAGGACGCACTGTCAAGGTGCGTCCCCATGTGCAGCACGGCCATTGCCGTGGGTGTGAAGCTGCGGCTGACCGGCAAGTCAGAAACAGCATGGTCTATGAAGCGGCTAGACGTGGAGACCTATGGCTAACCCTACCCTCGCGTAGATGGTATCAAACGCCAGCGTGCTGCACTTGAGGGCGCATCCTGCCCTGAACCGAGGCGTGCTGCCTCACAACCTTTGGAGAGACCAATGACCAACTTCAACTTCGACTTCTCGGCCCTGCCCGCTGCGCCCGTTCGTGGCGGCGTCGAGCCGGAACTGGTCGGAACCTTCGCCGCGCTGGTGAACGCCGCCCCGCGTGCGTTGGGCATCAAGGAGATCATCGCCGTGGCCGTCGCCTCGGGGATCGAAGTGCCTGCCGAGACCACCGTCCGCACCTACCTGAACCGCGCCGCCGAGGATGGCCGGATCGTGAAGCCGACGCGCCAGACCTACGCCGCTGCCGGTGCCGCGACCGAGGGCGACGCAGCCGACGAGATCGAGGGCGAGGACGACCCGCTGGCCGGTCTCTGATCGAGACGGGGGTCCAGACATCCCTAGCGCAAGCTGAACCATCTGGCGGGCTGGCATCCCGACATCACTGCCACCCATCATTCCACAAGGAGAACTGACATGAAACCGACCCTTTACATCATCCGTGGCCTGCCCGGCTCTGGCAAGTCCACACTGGCGGACACGATCGTTGCGATGCTGCTGGCCGACGAACTCGGGCGGTATCAGGCCATCAAGGTCGAGGCCGATAAGTTCTTCGTGTCGAGCAATGGGCACGCCGAGACCTACAACTTCGACCGCAGGTTCCTCGGCGCGGCGCACGACGAGTGCTATGGCCGCACCTTCCGGTATCTGCGCAGCGGGTACTCCGTCGCCGTGGCGAACGCCTTCACCACGAAGCGCGAGGTCGAACGCTACATCACCGGGCTTCAGCGCACCGGACTGTCCCGCGACGTGGACGTGAAGGTGATCGTCTGCACTGGCCTGTTCAAGTCGTCGCACGGTGTGCCCTCGAAGGCCATCGACAAGATGCGCGAGCGGTGGGAGACGGTCGAGGGCGAGCTCACCTTCAACGGAGAGTTCTGATGGACTACTACATCAAGACTTTCCTGTCGCTGTGCCTGCTGTTCTCCATCGTGGGAGCAGCGGTGTGGCTCATCTACCTTTTCTCAGCAGTCGTGATGATCGTGTTCCCGTATGCACTCGCTGGGGTGCTCGGGGCGCTGGTCGTCGTGGCGTTCATCGCATGGAGACGGACCAATGGACACTGAACTGGCGCACCTTCGGGCTGTCGCAGACGCGGACTGGCTG